CAGTAAAGTTAGGCGCAACTAACGAAAGTGTCAAGAAACTTGTTCTAGAACTAATGAAGATAGAAGAGTTTGATAACGAAGTTGACGATATTGTAATAAATTATGAAAAATTTAAACCTGTAGAATTACCAAGTGTTATAAATGTTAGAGATATTCCTAAACTTCCATATAACGAAGCACATGAAAAAATAATGTTGTATGCAGAAGAAAGAAAACTGTTAGAAACAGATTATGATTTGTTTATTTGTGACGACTTTATGTTAAAGAATAGACTGATAATACCGTTTTACTATAACCAAGAAATAGTAGGCTATGTAGGAAGGCACATAAATCCACCTACAAAGGAAACGCCTAAGTATATCAACAACAGTCAAGCAGGGTATGTGTTTAACATAGACAAGTACATATACTCAGATAGAGATATAGTGGTAGTAACAGAAGGTGTAATTGATGCTATTCTAATAGATGGCGTTAGTGTGTTGGGTAATACCATAAACGAAAGACAGATACAGCAGATAAATTCATTAAATAAAAGAGTAATCCTTTGCCCTGACAGAGATGCACCAGGCAAGGACTTGATAAGGCAGGCCGCTGAACTAGGGTGGGAAGTAAGTTTCCCACCTTGGCACACAGATATAAAAGATGTAGGTGATGCGGTGCTCAAATATGGCAGACTATTAACATTATCTAGTATAATTAAGTATGCTGTAGCAAATAAAATTAAAATTGAAGTACAGAGCAAAATGTTATGAGTGATATAAAAGAATACGGTGAAGATATACAAGAATTGTTTCTAAGATTTTTAGTTACAGATCCTGATGTATTTGTAAGGGTAAACAATATTGTTCAACCTTATATGTTTAATAGAAAATATAGAGAAGCAGTAGAGTTTTTAAAAGAACATGCTAACAATTATAACAGTATTCCAACACTAGAACAGTTAGAAGCAGTAAACGGCATTAATTTAAAACCGGTTGAAGACGCACATGACAGTCATATGAGTTGGTTTATGGATGAGTTCGAAACATTCTGCAGACATAAGGCATTAGAAAAAGCAATACTAGACAGCACAGACTTATTAGAAAATAAAGACTATGGAAGTGTAGAAGCACTTATTAAAGAAGCAACCAGTGTTGGCCTAGTAAGTGACTTTGGTTTAGATTATTATGAAAATCCCAAAGAAAGGTTACAATGGATCAAAGATCAAGCAGGTGCAATTAGTACAGGTTGGAAAAACTTTGATCAAAAACTATATGGTGGACTGAATAGAGGTGAATTAACTGTATTTGCCGGAGGATCAGGTGCTGGTAAAAGTTTGTTCCTACAAAACTTAGGTGTAAACTGGAGTCAAGCAGGACTTAACACAGTATATTTGAGTTTAGAGTTAAGTGAGCAACTGTCAAGTATGCGTATTGATGCTATGGTTAGTGAGTATGCAACCAGAGATGTTATGAAAAATATGGACGATGTCCATCTAAAAGTAGTAATGAAAGGCAAAGGTGCAGGTAAATTCCGCATAAAACAGATGAGCAATGGTATTAATGCTAGTGATATTAGATCGTTTTTGAGAGAGTATGAAATACAGACAGGTGTAAAAGTAGACTGTTTATTAGTTGACTATCTTGATTTAATGATGCCAATAAGTGGAAAAGTATCAGCAAGTGACTTGTTTATTAAAGACAAGTATGTATCAGAGGAGTTGCGTAACTTAGCAGTAGAATTAAACATACTATTAGTAACAGCATCACAGTTAAACAGAGGTGCAGTAGAAGAAATAGAGTTTGATCACAGTCATATTGCAGGTGGTATTAGTAAAATACAAACAGCAGACAATGTTATAGGCATATTTACAAGTAATGCCATGCGAGAACGTGGTAGATATCAAATACAGTTTATGAAAACACGTTCTAGTAGTGGTGTTGGCAGTAAAGTAGACTTAAAATTCAACCCAGAAACACTGAGAATTGAAGACTTAGATGAGGACGAAGATACTTACGATACTATTAATACGATAACAATGACAGATGCTATGAAAAGATCTTCAGTAATAAGAAGCGATGAAGATGCAACAGAGGACAATGTTGACATAGTACAACAAGGTTTGGCACTTAGGAATCTCCTCAAGAAGAAGTAAAATAGATAAATATGCTTAAACGGAGATAAGATGTCCTTAAATCACAGATCAATTCTAGACGAATTAAATTCAATTGTTTCAGAAAGAGACAAACTCAATGTAATTGAGTCTAGAGGCAACCATATTATTAAAAGTGCCTTAAATTTAATTGAATTAATTCAAGAAAATTTTGATGAAAATGAAGCATTAGACTTGCAAAGACGTTTAATTAATTCAATTAAAGGCAATAGGCCTGAAAGATTTGTTAAGGGTGTACAGATTATCAAAGAATCAAGGTCTAATACAAATGAAGATTAACGAAGTCATATTACGCGAAGATGATAGTTTATCAGACTATCAAAAAAAAGCACCTGCTAAAAAATGGAAAAGCATTGTTAGTGATCCTAAATATTCTCATGTAGAATTTGAGGTTGATGGTTACGAGTATAAAGGATATATAGATAATGCACAAAATATATTCTATGTATACGATGACAGGGCACAAGATTTTATCCCGGCAGATCCTTCTTTTACTAGAAGAGCGTTTCAAAAAAATACATCAGCAAGAATAAAAAATCTATTAAACTTAAAAAGATGGGATGATGTTAAAGCATGGTGGGATCCTACTAATCAAGCCAAAGCGGGAGCAGGAGTTGCCGCTAGATATAAAGATGATAACTGGTTTGTAAAAGGAATGGCAACACTCGGAGCCAGAGCAGGTGGTAAACTAGACAATATTATTAAAAATAAAAGAACTAATAAACAACAGGGCACTACATGGGAACAAGTGTATGGCGTCCAACCTCCAAAACCCGGTGACAAAATACAATGGTCCACTAGTGATAATGTATTAAAAACTGGTGAATTTATACAATTTACAGCAGATTCAGACGGCGACGGAGTACCAGATGTACAAATAAAAGGATTCTTTAATCCAGAAAATCCAAAACAATCAACTACAACAGGTATTCCTAGTAAAAAAATTATTTCTATTAACGGTGTTAAACTTGTACCACAAAAACTATCAGGCAAACAAAAGCAAAAATTAACTACACTAGATCCTGCAGATTCAGGAATAGAAAAAATAGATACGAGTTATTAATGAGAGCAGTCGATCTTACCAAAGGATATTTAATTGAATGTGTTATTCATCACCGACTAGATGAAAGCAAGAATACACACCTTGAACATCTAGAAGATTTAATTTTCAATGACGGCTTACCAGGCGGAAAACAAGCAATTCAATATTTACAAAGTTTTCACGAAATGCTTAAAGGTAGTGCAAAGACTAAATTCAATTTAACAACAAAGTGGGACGGTGCACCAGCAGTATTTGTTGGTACAGATCCTGCAGATGGTAAATTTTTTGTAGGAACTAAGAGTGTATTTAATAAAAGGAATCCACTTGTAAATAAAAGTGTAGAAGATATTAAAGCAAATCATGAAGCAGAAGGATTACAGGAAAAGTTAATTAGTGCATTTGCATATTTACAAAAACTTAATTTTAAAAACAAAGTTGTTCAAGGTGATTTATTGTTCACAGACGACAGTATTCAAGTAGCAAATATCAAAGGCGAAGAATTTATTATATTCAAACCTAATACCATCATTTATGCTATACCTAAAAATAGTAAACTAGCATCTGACATGCTTAGAGCAAAAGTTGGTATTGTATTCCATACAGAATATGTTGGTGGTGGTGAACTAGCAGACTTATCTGCTAAGTTTGGTTTTGATGCAGGCAGTTTAGGTAGCCATCCAGATGTATGGCACAGAGATGCAATCATAAGAGATTACTCAGGTCAAGTAACCTTCACAGAAGATGAATCAAATGAATTAGGCCAACTTATTAATAATGCAGATCAAAACTTAAAAGCAGTTACAGACTTAGACTTTCTTAAAAATAATGAGTTTGGTGATGATTTAAGAACAAGAATTAAGGCTAGTGTAAATAAGATTATCAGAGAACTGGTAGGCTTTGAGCAAGACCCTAAAGTTTTTGCCCAACGTTTTATTTCTGAATACAAAGGCACACTAAAATCAGCAGTTGAAAAACTAAAAAGCGATGACGGTAAAGTAAGAAAAACAAAATTGATGCTGGACGGTATAGCATTTTTAGAAAGCAATCAGGAAGAGATAGAAAAAGCATACGTTGTATATTTAGATTTAATCAAAGCAAAAGAAATGATAATCAAAAAATTAACAAACATCAGACAAATTGATACATTTGTACAAAACGCAGAAGGAGACTATGATGTCACAGGCGAAGAAGGCTTTGTTGCTGTGGATCACATAGGTAATGCAATAAAGTTAGTTGACAGATTAGACTTCAGTGTCAAAAACTTTGGTTCAGGGAGACCGGGAGCATAATGGAAGCACCTAAAGAACAAAAACAAGCACAATATCAATTCTTAGGCGATCTACAGGAAAGTAGATTATACAGAACAACTGATGGATTCAAGCCATATACCAAAGATGATATGGCAGAATTACTAATGGTAACAACCATGTTGGTGTATGTGTTTGCACAAGATAAAAAATACAGACCATTTGCAATACAATATGCAAATGCAAATGTAAGACACGGAAAATATCGTGCAAGTAGACTTACAGCAAACGATCATTACATGATTGCATACACTATAAATTCTAAATACAAGAAAAATTTTAAATTTAATGATCAACTTATGCATCAGTTTATGATACAAATTGCCAAAGGAAAAATTCCAAACTCCGTTTATTTTTTAAGATTACAAAGACAACTTAAAATAAATGATATGGTAATACAAAATGTCAGAAGATTAATATCAGACTGGAGCAGATTAAAATATAGACAAAAACAATTAGCAATTACAAAAATGTTACACATAATGCGAGCCAAAGCAGTAAGAAGTGATTTATACAAAACATTAAATAAGTTTGCAAAAGAAAGAAACTATAAATTAGTTAATGCAACTAACACAGAATTAGACAAAGCAACTGATCAAACAACACTTAAACGTTTAGCAGTAGCAGGTGCATCGGCATACGTTGGTGCAGAATTTGGCCCAAGAATAACAGGCGGAAGGTTAGGACCTAAATCCGCGGC